ATCCTTACTCCAGTACGCTAGTGTTTCCATCCTTGACTACTTCGATTTTTTCTAATAGAGGGTGAGACCATCCATGAGAAACGAGATAAGTATTCATATCTTCTCGTAGTAGAACTTCTACTATACGTTCTTTTCCGGCATCATCAAGAACACTAATAACTTCATCTAAAAACAATACATTGATTTTAGACTTCGATATACTACTCATCAGTCGACGAATGGCTATCAAAGTAGCAGTGTTTACTCTAGCTAACTCACCGGATGAAAGTGCTAGAATATCTACTACATTACCGTTATCAGTAATTTGTACGTTTAACTTATCATTTGAAACAACAAACTCAAGCGTAAACCTACCGTCAGAGAGTTCAGCCAAGTACTCATTTGCTAACTCTTCAAGTTCTCCAACTAAGTTTTCAATCTTGTACGCAAGTAACCCATTTGTACTAAAAGACTTCTTTAATACTTCTAAATCTGCTTCTAGCTTTTGGTTGCCTGCAAGTTTGCCGTCGTACTCTTCTTGTTGTTCAACGAACTCTGCTGTCTGCTCTTGTATTACTTGAATACGAGTGTTGAGTCTTGTTCGTCTTTCGTTCTCTGCTGCATTTTCTGCCAATTGGGTTCTGGCTTCCGATAACTTACTTTTTAAGTCCGCGATTTTTGAATCCACTTCTGACTCTTCCAGTATATCCGTTGGTAGAGATTTGTCGTAGGAGCGGAATAAGTCTTCCCAATTCTTTCGGTCTTTCTCGTTTTGTTCAAAAGTTGCATTGTTTGCTTTAATCTCTTGAATCAGAGGACGAATCTTCAGAGCTTTGCCATGGGCTTCATCACGCTTTGTGCGCTCGCCTTCAATCATTGCTTTTTCAGAAGAGACATCAATAGATTGCCCACAAGTAGGACACTCTTCAGAAATTTTCTCTAATCTGTCCAGAGTCCGTTGAGCACCCGTAGCGACTGCTTGTAAAGACCCTAACTCTTCTTGTAAATCATCATAAGATTCCCAGACAACCTTACTAGAAGAGATAGCACCGATATCTATCTTGTCGAGCATTGTTTTATACTGATTATTCTCTCGAATCTTTTTATTTTTTTCAGAGATATTTTCTTTCTCTGTTATCCAATGACGCAAAGCTTCTTCGTCTTCAGATGTATTAATTTGTAAATCTAACATGGGTAGTATGGATGTATCGGTCAATTTATTTGTTTCTAACCATTTTTCTACTGTTGCAAGTTTCCCTGCTATGGTAGAAGATGTGTTCGATACTTCCCTAGATGCGGCTTTGAATACTTCGAATAACTCAACGTACTTTTCTAAGTGTAGAAGATCAATAAGAAACTTCTTACGATTTGCATCTGTAGCAGTTAGAAACTGCAAACTCGCATTAGTATTCTGATATACTAACTGCGAAAAGGTTTTAAAGTCAACTCCAAGAATCTCCTGAAGACTCTTGTAAGTATTCGTAGCCGTATGGCTAGATATATCAGTACCGTTCTTTTCGAGTTTGACTTTAATGTTTGTTTTGCGATTAACTGTGATCTGATAATTATCTTCATCTTTCGTAAAAGACAAAGAAATGTTATAACCATCATTCACATAACGATTAGGAATGTCTGCTTTTTTGATACCTTTAGAGTTTTTGTTATACAGTGCTTCCTCAATGATTAACGGGACGGACGATTTGCCCATCCCGTTAGTACCAAGGATTTGTGTAACAGTATTATCGTCTAATTGTAACTCATTACCAGAACCATAACTAAAGCAGTTATCCCATTTCAATGTTTGTAGTGTAATCATTGTATGTTCCTATGATGTCTGGTATTTTATCAGGGTTTATTTCTAGTATGTAGGTTAGGTACTCTACTAGCTCTTGTTGTATACTCATCTCTTTATCCATAATAAGAGAGGCTTCTGACTTTCGTTTTACTACTTTTTTATCTAGCAGTTCTGAGTTCTTTACTCCAGCTAGATCCTGCATATCCCCTTCTACTTCATAGATCGTGTGATCAAAATCAGTAGCAGTCATATCTTCACTACTTGTAACTGTTTTGCGAATAAGCTGTGGTAAGTTAAACTCTTCCCACATCCAAGTCCAGTCTTGTTCGTTGATAAGCAGATATCCTGTTTTTACTCTACTTCTATGAAAAGAAGTAGTCATTGGACTACCTGGGTATACAATATTACGTTGACAGTTGCTGTGAGCGTGTAAGTCGCCTGCAAATACAACAGGGAAGTCTTCGAATAATTCTAAGTCAACTTCCGGTTTAACGTGTGGTGGTATCTCTCCTCTGACATGAGTGAATAAAGGCTGACTCGTATCAAAATGATCTATACTACCTTTGCGGTGTAAGTCTGCATAAGGTAGTATACCGAAACCTAAATCATTGTCTACATAAGACACATCTACTATATGAATAAGAGGATTAATATCTCTACTAACTTGTTTTAGTTGAGTAAAGAAAGTCTTATTCTTCTTAGTAGCTTCATGGTTTCCATCATAAATAATAGTTGGAATCTTTACTCCACGAATAAACCTAAAGTAAAGCTCCAACTCTTCCATATTCGGAAGACGATCAAAGAGATCGCCTCCGATTATGTGCATATTACACTCTTTTTCTAGTTCGTAAACTTGATCAAAGAACATTTGATAACGGTTTGTAGCCCATTTTACTGGAACATTCTTTTGCCCCAGCTTGATGTGCCAGTCTGCCGTAAAGAGAATCATCCTACATTGAACTCCGCGTCAAGAGCTTCGTCATCAGTCTCGTCACCGTGGTTACGAACTCGATCAAGCAACTCTTTTTGAGCGTCAGCAGTAGGACGAGTCATTACATCATCCATAGATTTTAGATCTGCAATAACAGCTCTCTCTTCTTCGGTAAGAGCACGAGGCTTACACTTGAGTGCTTGCAACTGATACTCTACGTTATACGGAAGAGGGCCGGTTTTTACTCGCTTGAAACAAATGTCCCAGCCAGTATCGGGGTCTGTAGGATCGCCTAAGTCTTCGGCAGCAGTAATAATTTGCTCCCACAACTTCTTCTTGAGGTTTACTACTTTGACTTCACCGTTGTCGATGCACTGAGTAGCGTAGCTCCAGCCACACTTCAGGTCAGGGTAGTACTCACGAACCCAGTCTTTTTCTTGATTATTGAATCGCTCAGAGTTCCTATCGAAAGATAGACACTCCATAGGAATGTTTTTACCGTTCTCGCCTTGAATCCAGTAGACATAACGTGCAAGAATGTCGCCAACTACGCGCATCTTGTTGTCACCGTCTTTGTATTGAAAAGATGAGATTGAGGATTTTTGGGCTCCGCCCGTTTGCTTATTGAATGATAATGCCATTAGTGTATAGTCTCCAGTGTGACTTCTTCATAGATGAACGTTATTTCGTCCGGTAATACTATGAGTAGCCTGTTATCGTTAATTTCTTCTAGAGGCACTGGACAATGCAGTGGATCTAGTGTGGTTTTTTGTGTTGCAAAATAATCCGCTGTACTTCTAAGAGAAGCCAGTGCGTAATATATGCAAAGTTCTTTTTGTGTGTACTTATAAGAATTGTAAAGAAGCATCTCTCCATGAAGAAGAAAGCAGTCGCCTGTGAAGTCTTTATAAGAATATTTATAGATAGGGTCATACTTGTTACGAGGGATTTGACTCTTTACGAGCATTTCCATTATCGTGTTACAAGTAGCAATATTTCCTTGCGCCGTATCAAAAACCTTCTTCCAATCAAATAAGAGCACTATTATACTTCCTTTTTACCATTTTGTCAAGAATTATTTTTATTTAGGTGTTGAATCAAATACCCGTCGTTTGAGAGACGTACTGCTAAAGCGGTGCTCTCTTTTATTGAAGTATAGTTTTATACCTCGCATATCTTTGCCTGTAAACTCTTTAGACTTATACTCTTCGCCTAGTATACGGATGTCTATCGGGTACATCTTTAGTATGTCTTCAAGGTCTTCCTCAGTCTCGTAAGGAATAATTTCATCAACATATTTTACAGCCTGTAGTTGGGTGTACCTTTCTACCAGCGTTTGTACGGGATTCTTAACCCCCGATACTTGTAGTCCGCATATTAACCAATCACACTGATCTGAAGCTTCACGAAGCATTGCAACATGACCTGCATGAAGTAAATCAAAAACCGAACAAGTGAATCCTATTATCATAAGTATTTCATATCCCAGCCCTGCTTCATATAGAACCCGACACGATTGGAGGCTTGTTTTCGAGCCGTATTTCCTCTCAAGTGTATATCTATGATAACAGGGTCGATCTTACCTTCCTTTTTCCGAATCACTCGTCCACAAAGCTGTGTCAGTAGTGGTTCATTGTTTACAGGGGTTGCCAGTATGAGACAACTTAGTGTATCTACTGATATACCTTCTGAGAAGATAGCTTGTGTTCCGTAAAGAACATTCTTATCCCCGTAGAGTATTTCGTCTACGAGTGTCTCTCTATCTTCGTGCGATACATCTCCAGTAACGCATATTGATTTGTCTCCAGTGAGTTCGGAACAAGCCTTCAAAAAGCTCACTCTATCACTCACTACCAAGACTTTATGCCCCTTTGCAGCGTAGGCTGCCGCTAGGAGAGCTATTGTATGTCTGTACTCATCATCATTTGCTAGCTTTGTAACTCTGTTAGCCCAGGGTATTCTAGCTCCATCCATAAATCGTATTTCAGACGGTACAATGTGTACTGTAGGGGTCATATAGTTTTCTTTGGGTGGCTTGAAAAGAGTATTACCAAAGTAATCTCTGAATACAACGTGTTTTCCATCCTTTCTTTCTATAGTTCCCGATAGACCTATCTTATATCTACAGTAATTTGTATCTAAAATTTTACTAAAGGTCGGACTGCTAACATGATGCATCTCATCTAGTATGACAGTCCCGAACTCTTTGCGAATCTTGTCTACGTTTCGGTAGAGTGTCTGCGTATTCCCAATCACGATAGGAGCATCAAGATCAAATTGACCACTGCCTATGATGCCTGGCTTAAATCCATAGACTTTTTCTACTTCTTTTGCCCACTGATTACGCAGGGGGACAGTGTGGGTAACGACAAGTGTTTTCTGACCAAGTTTACCAGCAATAGCTAAACCTGTAAATGTCTTACCCCAACTGACCCATGCGTTAATTATACTATTATCTTCGATTTCGTCATAAACCGCTTGCTGGCTTGGCCGTAACTCGAACTTAAACTCGGGAAATTCTACAGGCTTGTTTACTCGCCTATCGACTATTTCGTAGTTTGACGGTATCAAATCCGTACGACCTATTGGTAATGAAACTAGCCCATTACGAATAATGCCCATATTCTTAATCACCTCAGGGGGATCAAGAGGATTGTGCGTAGGAATAGTATAGGTAAGCTCTTTGTCGATTCTTTCCTGTACTTCTTCGGTACAATCCATGTATATTCTGTGGCTTATGACTGCTTTCATAGTTCTAGTTCATTCTTTGCGATAATGTATGATTTTACGAACTCAGATCTGACAATATCTTCTACCTCAAACTCGATAAAAGTAAACAGATCCATCCTTTTTAGAACTTGGAAGAAATCTTTTATACCGTTTCCTCTAAGATCCGCCTGTCTAAAGTCTCCGCAGAATATAATTCTACAATTCTCACCCATGCGAGTGATAATAGAATCTAATTCATGAAAAGACATATTTTGACACTCGTCAATAAGAATAACTGCATCTCTGAGTGTAATTCCTCGTATAAATGAAGTAGTCATAAACTCTACTAAGTTTTTCTGTTTCAGTATTTCGTAGGCATCGCCTCTACCGAACAAATCATTAGCAATATCTTTATAAGGCTCTTCGTAAACAGAGGCTTTTTCCTTTTCTGTACCAGGTAAGAATCCAATATCTCTTGTAGGTACAGCACTTCGTATAATTACTAGCTTTTGAAAGGCTCCTTTTGCCATATCATCGTATGCTAGGTACGAGGATATAAACGTCTTACCTGTTCCTGCAAGTCCATGCAGTACGAGGTGTTTGTTAGATTCAAATGCTTTTAGCTGGTTACGTGTTAAAGGTTCTATTTCTTGCAGTTCGAAATTAACTCCTGCAAGAGTTTTTCTTCGTTTTGCCATATTATACTTTCTTTCTGGTATCTTTGAGTTTCGTTTCTGAATACTCGTAAAGCACCCACGGAAGTCCATGTAAGTGCAGAACCCCTGCCCAAAGCATTCCATCTTCAGGAGGGCGTGGAACGGTAAAAGGAGTATTATGTCCTTGTACCCATACAAGTGAAGCTACATTTTTCTTCTCCACTCTTTTAATTTTTAAATATTTTAATTGTGCAAAGCGTGTCTTTTCGTACACAAAAGGTGTCCCTACGTTATCTATGAAGTACTTCTTACTTTGTTTCAGTATGCCGTTGTAGGAAGTAACCATCTTCTTTAAAGGTAAAATATTCTTATGTGCTGTTTGCATACGCCTAGCACCAAGAGTTCGTCCTTCTTTGTTTCTATCATCTACTATCTTATCTTCGAGAAAAAGTAGCCCATCATGCAACTCCCAGTTTCCCGAAGGTAATAAAAATACAGGATATTCTATAGCTGTTCTTATTTTACGATATGTGATTACCATACATTTTCTCGAACTTTCCGCCTGAATAGTCTTGGTGCACAATCTCAAAGTCACATCCCACTGGAGCTCCTGGTATAGAAATACCTCTATCCATTTGTATGAACTTGGCTAACTGCTCCATGTATTCTTCTACTTCATCATCTGGTACTTCTGCTAAGATGGAATCGTGTACAAGCGCGAAGATGCGAGCCTTCTTGCCTTTAGCTTTGATCCACTCGCTCATGTCAATAGCACCTAGAAGGTTAATATCAGAAGCAGCAGACTGCACCAGAAAATTAAGACCAGACCTAACGCTATGGCTCTGGATGCCTTTGTCTGTCGATGCGACATTTGGTAATCTCCTTTTTCTTCCGAAGAAGCTGTAAATGAAACCATTTTGCTGAATGAACTTCTGGTTCTCTTCAATCCATGATTTTAACTTGTGAAACTCTTTAAAGTAGTCGTCAATGACTTCCTGAGCTTCGTTTCTAGTGAAAGGTTTACCACTATCTTTTGTGACTTGCTCACTAATCTTGTTTGCGCCAGCACCATACATGATACCAAAGGTTACGGCTTTAGCCGCCTGACGTTGCATACTGTATAACTCTGCTACTTCACCTACTTCACAGGGTAGCTTAAATACTTTGTGTGCAATTGCACTGTGGAAGTTGCCTCCAGACTTGAACACATCCATAAGTGCTTTGTCTTTTGCGAGTACAGCAGCGACATATACCTCTGCTGTGGTCAAATCCATTGCTACAATTTTATGGCCGGGAGCAGCTTTGATACAGCCTTTAACAATGGGATTATCTCTTGGTAGTTGCTGCATATTAAGCTTACCGCTAGAGCTAAGCCTGCCAGAAGTTGTACCATGAAGGTTAAAACCAGTACGTAGTCTACTATCGCGATCCAACTGTGGAAAGATTTTGTCCAGATAAGTATTCTTAATCTTGGACTTTTGACGGATAGCAAGTATAAGTCCTGGGACGTCTGATTGCGTAGCCAATTCTCCAAGTACTTCCGCGTCTGTGCTGTTTGCACCAGTACCAGTTTTCTTTCCAGTAGGAGTGAGACCAATAAAGTCGAAAAGAAGACTACGAAGCTGCACAGTACTGTTAGGATTAAAATCTTTTCCAAGAATTTTCTCAAATCTACTAATGGCAGGATGCTTGTATAGCTCTGCTACTGCTTCATCAATTTCATCTTGCATAAGAGACTGAGACTTGAGCAGACGCTGCTTATCAAACGGTACGCCATTGTCTTGAATGTCGGTCAAAAACCGACAGCCGGGAATTAGTATGTTATCATACACTTTTGCTAGACGTTTGTTCTGCTTAATCTTTACAAACTTTTCGTAGATCAGAAAAGTACAAGCAGCGTCCATACCTGCGTATAGTTTCATTACATCAAAGGGAATATCTCCCCAGTTAAAATCATTTTTAAGAATACCATTTTGCTTACGATAGTTGTCTATCCACTCGTACATTGGCTTCTCATAATCTCCGTAGATTGTATACTTCATAGACAACTGCTTCAGGCCGTGAGTACCAGGGTTCTCATCAATCAAGTAGTGTAGAAGCATTGTATCTTCGAAGCTAGGAAAGCTGAAGTTAAAATGATACTCAAAGAACGCCATATCGAACTTGGCATTGTGAAATATTACTGTTTTCTTGTCAAACAGCTCTTGCAATAGTTGCTCTGTTTCTTCATCGAAACACTCGGTGTCTATGTAAGCTCCACGATCAGCTTCGTAAGAAAGACTAATGCCAAGCATATGGCCGTCACGTGGATAAAGTCCGGTTGTCTCCGAATCAAGAGCAACGTAAGGCAGAGGAGCAGAAATGGCACTGCGTATAAAAGCATTGGCTTCCTCCGTATCTTGTATACCCCATGCGTTATATGTAGTAATTACTGTGTCTTGTTTATTACCAGTTATATACTCTATAATGCTTTGCTTGGAGTCGTCCCATGTGCGTTGTGCTTCGGGCTTGAATGCGAGCATGGCAGGGTTAATGACAGGCAGGAACTTCTCTTCGACTTTCTTGCCAGAGTATTCTGTGACCGAATTCACAGAGGTAAAGTACTTGAGTGCATCACTGCCTACAACAATAATCCAGTCGTATGCGTCTACATCAATCTCGATGTCGCAGTCTCTTTTGAGTACTTTTTTAAGGTATGGATCGGAACAGAGCTGATACTGATCAAACTCGAACTCGTCATCAAACTCTTTCTTAAAATTTGTTTTACTTGGTTTAGTTTCTACTAATGCAACTTTAGGCATATAATTTACTCTTTAGTGTTTGTACTGATTTTAAGGGTAGCGCACCTGGATCTGTGTCCTTGAGTGCTACATTTCTTGATAGCAGGCCTACTCGCTCTGCCATCTCTTTTACTTCTTTTGCAGCGTTCTGACCTGCATCGTCTCCGTCAAAGAAGATGATTACTTCCTCTACACCTTGTATAGAAAGCATACGTAGTTTATCTTCATTGATGTTCTTTGTTCCAAAGCAACAGACTGCATTGTCTAGTCCTTTATCATGCAGGTTTACCATATCGTAGATACCTTCCACCAATATGACAGAACCCTGTATAGGATCTACTGGAGGATACAAAGGCATCTTCGCACCCGCAGGCGAGATCATGTACTTTGGTGTGCCGCCAGTAGTATGACGACCATTAAATGCTACAATTCGACCTGATATATCTCGTACTGGAAATACAATACGACCGATATGGTCAGGGTCATGATGTTGAAAAGCTTCAAACTTCTTGTATGTCTCAGGTTTGATTTCTCTCCAACTACCCGTGTAGGGTATAATATTTTTCGGAAAAGACAAACCAACCGACTCAGACCTCTTTTCTCTAATTTTCTTTTTTAGTAACTCTCGTCTAAGTTGTAGTTGGTTTGCTTTTTCGCCAAAATGAGTAAAAATGTTTCCTTTATAACCACAGGAGAAACACTGGAATACTCCAGTGATCTTATCAATCCGCATACTAGGATTTCTATCCGCGTGCTCAGGATTGAGACAGCTAACGATAGCGTCAGCGCCTTTGGGTATAAAATAAACATCTTTTGATGTTAGTAGTTCTTCTACTGTCAACGTCCAATATCCTTAATGTTTTCTGTACTAATTACTTGATACGCACCCTTGTTATAGGCAGGTGCAATCGTATACTTACTAGCTAACTTTGGTTTTTCTACTAACTCTGTATTATGGCCGCCCTGATCGCAAGACTTATACTGAGGAGTCTCTCTACGATAGGTGGTAGTCTCTTCTAACGGCTGGAATTTAGGAGTATAGCGTTTAGACTTAGGCAAAGGCTTTCGCTTTCTACCTGAGCTAGTGTGTCGTAAACTACCGAATGTAAGTGCCATATGCTTTATCCCCTTTTAAGTATCCGTATATTATACGCAAAAGAAGATAAAAAGTCAAGAAATATTTTTAAAGATCATCAATATCTTCGCCAGTCTTGTGCGAGGAATCGTCTTTCTCTTTAGGAGTCATTGCAGTCTCTGGGCCGATCTTTAGGCTATCCCAATCCACTTTAGAGCTGAAGGAGTTCATGGAAGCTGAACGCATTTTTACACAGTTAAATGTAATGCACTCGTCCTCATGATCCCAAGTCTCCAAAGCATAAGCGGCATCTGCCGCATCGAGAATACCCTTAGCGAATCGTGCTTCACCAGTTGCGTCTGTTTGGTAGGGAGATATTACAGTACAGTCATACTCTTGTGCCATTGACTTCAATGCTTTACTTACTTCAATCTGTTCAGTCCAATCGTACTGACCTCCACGAGAAGGTAGACTCGACCGCTTTACCTGATTAATATAGTCAACAATAATGACACCAACATTCAGAGGTTTGACTTTTTTGTCAAGCTCTGCACGAATCTTGGAGAGAGTGAGAGATGCATCATACACTACGTCCAACTGCTGAGTCGGGAGAAGCTCGCAGGTGTTTTTTAGTGATG